GGATGTCAGCAGGAAGGACATCTGTATGGAGAAGGATGGTAAACAATATGTAGTGACATTCTACATCGACATATTTGGAAACTTTAAGGATGTAAAGTTTCTAATAGACGGGAAATACATTGAGGACGGTAACTTATACACTACCCCTAATATTTTTGGGATTATAAAAGAGGTAGTGAGGTTAATAAAACTCCGTTATTTCAGAAAATCAAGACCGTAATCAGTAATCTGAATATTGCATGCGCCTACTGCAGGTTTTCCGTTGATTATAACCATTCCTTCGGATTCCATGTCCCTGAGGAGCTCAACAAAATTAACTTCAGGAAATTTATCAACGGGGTACACCAAATATTTAGGTTTACCCGAAATACAGGATTTCAGAATTAACCGTTTTATTTGTTCCATAACAGAAACACCTCCTTTCAGAATTATTATACCCTGAAAGGATAAAAATCGAAAGGATCTTGGAAATATGAAAAAAAATACGCTAACCGTAAAACAATGTGCCAAACGCGTAGAAAAAACTGAATCTGCTGTAAGAATTGGGCTCCAGAGAGGTGGATATAAGTTCGGAACAGCAATTCAGACAGTGCCGCCTACCCCCTCAAGACCAAGGGGCGGATGGGACTACCACATACCCGAGGAGGCTGTGGAACATTACATGAAATACGGCAACTTCCCTGTCATAATCGTGAACGGGGAGGATGTAACAAGGTTAATACATTCGCTGGCAAGTAACATTGCGGCGGATATGATTAAAAAAGGAGGGACAGAAAATGACAACGAAAACTAAAAAGTCATTAGTGTGGTACGGAACATTTATCGTTGCATTAGTGCTGAATCAATCAAAAGCGTTTACAGAAGATATTATTGTTAAAATAGTAGTGCATGTTCTGTGGGTAATACTAGGAGCTGTTACATACATGTACTTCAAAGAATCAAAATGGGATTGAAAGGAGGTGATTTAAATGACTGAAATTGAAGGAATTTATTACGAAACAGAAGAGGATTATTATATGATCCTGGATGAACTTTATCAGGATATGACAGAAAAAGAAAAAGCCGATACTGGCAATATCGGCTGATTACAAAAACATATTACTGAAAGTATATCACTAACGAAAGGAAAAATCAATATGGAATATATAAAAAAAGATGTAAGAGGTGCAATCAGAAATGCAGAAACCATCTGTCTATATAATGCCCTCGGAACTGAAAACGTCGTCAGACCTGTAAAGGGTCAGGACTTTAGCAATTTCTGCAAGGAAGGTCTGAAAGGTGAGTTCAACAAGATGGTAATACATCATAAGAATGGCGGAACAACAACAGTTGAGGTGATAAACCGAAATGTTAAAGTATGATGAATTCATTAACTCAAAAAGTAAAACTTTTGAAAATATGGGAATTGATGTCGACAGGAACAGTCTCAATCCTAACATGTTCGAGTTCCAGAAGGACATCGTCCGATGGGCTCTCAAGAAAGGAAGGGCGGCCATATTTGCTGAATGCGGACTGGGAAAAACTTTAATGCAATTATCATGGGCTGATGAAATTCATAAGCACACAGGCGGTAAAATTCTAATTTTAGCACCGCTTGCAGTGGCACCTCAGACAAAGGAGGAGGGCGAGAAGTTTGGAATCAGCGTGAACATCTGTGAAAGACAGGATGATGTAATAGACGGGATAAATATTACAAACTATGAAAAGATTGATAAGTTTACCGGGAACAGCTTTCAGGCGGTTGTACTTGATGAAAGCAGTATTTTAAAGTCTTTCACAAGCTCGACAAGGAACAAGCTGATAGATAACTTCTCAAAAGTTCCGTTCAGGCTTGCATGTACTGCGACACCTGCACCTAATGACCACATGGAACTAGGTAACCATTCTGAATTTCTGGGAGTAATGACTAGGGCTGAAATGCTGTCCATGTATTTCGTGCACGACGGAGGGAATACGGCAAAATGGAGACTGAAAGGTCACGCTGAGGATGTGTTCTGGAACTGGATGGCAAGCTGGGCAGTGTTCATAGACAACCCGAAAAACCTTGGTTACGATGCCGATGGTTATGACCTGCCAAAGTTGAATATAAATGAGATAATAGTAGACGGTGACAAAGTAACAAGTGAAACTCTTACACTTACACAGAGAAGGCAGGCAAGGAAAGACAGCTTAGAATTAAGATGCCAGGCCGCAGCTGATATTGTAAACGCATCAAGCGAACAGTGGCTCGTGTGGTGTGATTTGAACGATGAAAGTGCAATGCTTAAAAGCCTTATAGATGACGCCGTGGAGATAAAAGGCTCTGACAAAGCATCACACAAGACAGGCTCAATGCTTAACTTCTCAGATGGTCTGATAAAATGCCTAGTGACTAAGCCCAGCATTGCGGGATTCGGGATGAACTGGCAACAGTGCCACAATATGATTTTTGTAGGGTTGTCTGACAGCTACGAGAAGTATTATCAGGCGGTAAGGAGATGCTACAGGTTCGGACAGAAGAATGAAGTGAACGTATACATCATAATTTCTGAAAAAGAAGGAGCAGTAAAGGCGAACATTGAAAGAAAGCAGGAAGATGCAAAGAAAATGCAGGATGCGATGATAAAACTGACTAAAGAAGTGACAAAAAAAGAATTACAGGTGACAACAAGGATAATGACGGAGTATGCTCCTAAAGTCAAAATGCTGTTACCTGACTGGGAGGAGATGAGACAGATATGCTGATTTATGTGGCACATCCGTACGGCGGTAAGGAAGAGAATAAGAAAGCCGCTGAAGAGAAAATAAAAAAATTGCATAAACTGTATAATGGACATACTTTCATAAGCCCGATACATTCGTTCGGATTCATGTACGACTGGGTTGATAACTATGAACAGGGTATGAGAATGTGCATTGACCTGCTCGACAAATGCGACGGGCTGATATTATGCGAAGGATGGGAAAATTCACAGGGCTGTATCGCTGAAAAGAACTGGGCAGAGAAATATATGGACATTGACGTATATTCATATGGGGAGGTGCTGAGGGATTGGAAATTTTAAATCAGAAAATAGATGACAGGTACGCAATGTACAACGGCGACTGCGTGGAAGTGCTGAAAGGAATAACGGACAACAGTATTCATTATTCAATATTCAGCCCGCCGTTTGCAAGTCTGTACACATACAGTAATTCTGACAGGGACATGGGAAATTCGGCATCAGATAATGAGTTTTATGAACATTTTAAATATCTGATATCCGAACTTTACAGAGTGACAATACCAGGAAGATTATTAAGCTTCCACTGCATGGATCTGCCTATGATGAAAAGCAGAGATGGAGTGATAGGTCTTAAGGATTTCCCGGGAGAACTTATAAGAATGTTCACTGAAGCGGGTTTTATTTACCATAGCAGAGTCGTAATATGGAAAGATCCGTTAGTAGAAGCGACAAGGACAAAAGCTTTAGGACTATTACATAAGCAGATATGTAAGGACTCGTCAATGTGCCGTCAAGGACTTCCTGATTACTTAGTGACAATGAGAAAGCCTGGAGAAAATCCTGAACTGATAGCTCATTCTGAAGGATTTGAAAGCTACATCGGGGAGGATGAACCTGAGGGGGCAAAGATTGAAAGACCTCAGCCTGATGCAGAAAAATATGAAAAGAAGGAAAAATACAACGAAGTACCCGTGTACAGCCATCAGGTATGGCGTAAATATGCAAGCCCTGTATGGATGGATATAAGACAGAGCAATACACTCAACGGAAAGTCCGCAAGGGAAGAACAGGATGAAAGGCATATATGCCCGTTACAGCTTGATGTAATAGCGAGAGGGATTAATCTATGGACAAATGAAAACGATATTGTACTGGATCCTTTCGCAGGCATAGGGAGCTCCAACTATGTGGCACTGAAGATGGGTAGACGCACTATAGGGGTTGAGCTCAAGGAAAATTATTATAAGCTGGCACTGGAAAATGTTGAAAAAGCGGATATGGCTTATATTATTGAAGGGATAGCAAATGAATTTTAGGAGGAAATAACAGATGGATAAACTCAAATTACCGAAGAAATACACGCCCGAGAAAAGCTACTCAACTCCGATAAGAATACGGAAATCCACTCAGAATTTACTCGATACCGTAGCGGAAGAGACAGGCTGGAATAAAATTGATGTAGTGGAAAAGATGATAGAGTTCGCATTCGACAACATCGAATGGGTGACATCAGATGAATATAATAAGAATAAAGGAGACGTGGAATAATGGAAATAAAAGTTTTATTTGAAATTGAAGAAGGAAGTAAGCCGATAATTGAAAATCTTTCGAAGGCGTTAATGGTTTTGGGAAACACTGCAGTCATATCAAGTCCCACAGGAAATATAATTGGGAAAATCGAAAAATTTGTACAGACAGAACCTGCAGAAAAAGAATATGCGGAACAGGAAATGAAGAACTGGCAGACAAATGACGTGAAAGCGGAATCTGAAAAAACAGAAGAAGTACCCGATGTTGAAAAAGAACAGGAAGAACCAAAAAAGAAAAAAGCAAAATCAGAAACTAAGAAAACAGATCCCGTACCTACTGTCAAAGCCGAATACACAAGAGGCGATTTAGCGAGAGTGGGAAGAGAGTTAGCAAATCAGGGAAAAAGGGATGAAGTTCTGAAAGCCTTCACAAAATTTCATGCTGTATCCCTTGCTGACATCAAGCCTGAAGATTTCAATGCCTTGGCACAGATATATATCGAACTGGGAGGAAAATTTTAATGGAAAGACACGCAGACAGGAATCATGCCCTGCTATCAGCAAGCGGGGCTTACAGATGGCTAAAATGTCCAGGATCAGCAAGACTGGAAGATAAGTTCGAAGATGAACCCAGTGTATATGCCGCGGAAGGCACATTGGCGCATGAAATAGCAGAACTGAAGATTATAAAGCACTTTACCACAGATTTAAGACCTAGTGAATTTAAAAAGCGAATAAACGAGCTGAAAAAGAATGAACTGTACAGCACAGAAATGGACAGGTATACAAATGAATACAGGGACTACATAAACGAAATTTATCTAAGTTTTGAATCAAAACCGTTTTTTCTGGCCGAACAGAAAGTTGATTTTTCTTCGTACGTTCCTGAAGGATTCGGAACTGTAGACTGCACACTGGTTGGAGATAAGGTCATACATATATTTGACCTGAAATATGGAAAAGGAGTTCCAGTTACGGCAGAAAATAATCCGCAGGGAATGTTATATGCATTAGGAACTTATCTGGAGCAATCTGCAATAGACGAGATTGAAAAAGTAGTAATACATATAGTACAGCCGAGAATAAAGAATACATCCAGCTTTGAAATAACTTCAGAAAAACTGCTTGAATGGGCAGAATCAATAAAAGGTATAGCACAGAAAGCCTATGAAGGCTCAAATGAATTTCATGTTGGGGAACACTGTGGATTCTGCAAGGCAAACGGTAATTGCAGAAAACAGGCTGAAGAATATATGAATATAGAAGTAATAGACCCCGCACTTCTTACTGATGAAGAAATAGGGGAAGGTCTGGCAAAAGTAAAGGAATTGTCAAAGTGGGCTAAAAAATTTGAAGATTATGCCCTGATAAGAGCCCAGAATGGTGGAAACGTGAAGGGGTGGAAATTAGTGGCCGGCAGAGGCGGAAACAGGACATTTACCGACAAAGCTGTAGCCGCACAATTGCTGGAAGAAGTAGGATTGGACAGAGAAGAGATATTTAAAACTGAACTGATTTCGGTAACTGCGGCAGAAAAACTGCTGGGGGAAGAAACTCTTTATAAAATCGCGGGAAACTATATACAGAAACCCGAAGGAAAGCCTACACTTGCAACATTGGACGATAAAAGACCCGCACTGGAGTTAAGAACTCCTGCGGATGTATTTAAAGACGAAATATAATAAAAAAGAGAGGATGATAAATATGGCAAAAAACAAAGAAAGAATA